AAGCGAGCAGCAACACCGTTACCGTCGTTAGTAGCAAATGGGTTCGCAACCATGCCGTAGCGAGTTTTGAAACCAATCTTAGGTTGGAAGGTGTTCTCACCAACAGCACGAACCATCTGAAGAGGCACGTATGGGCAGTAGAACAGACCAGCGTCAAAAGCGTTAGTGCCTTTGTAACCGATTGTGTAGTAGTTGTTAGTAGCATCCGAGAAGTATGGATCGATGTATACTTTGATACGACCGTTCAATACACCTGCGAAAGTGTTACCAGAGTCATCAACCTGAAGGTTGTTAGACAGAGCAGGAGTGTAGTCAAGAACACCTGCCATCTGAAGTGCAGAAGCAACATCAGAAGAAGTGATCATAACGTTACCCTTACCACGACGAGTCGCTTTAGCGATTTCGTTCGCATCACGCTCGATCTGGAACATCAAACCTTTGAACTTCTCAACAGACCAACGACCGTTAGAGTCAGTATCCAAGTCGAAAGTACCAGCAGTGGTTACGTTCTTCTGAGCACCAGCAACTGCAGAGTAGTTGATAGTACGGATAACTTCACGGTTGATTTCCGCAAGAATTTCGCTAGAAAGGATGTTAGACAGTTCCTGTTCAGCATCCAAACCGTGGATTGCTTTAAGATCCTGTGCCAATTCCATGGTGTATTCTGCTTTAAGAGCACGAGTAACAGCAGTTACCGAGATCTTATCGATGCTGAATGCCATTTCCTGGAACGCATTCTGAGTAGAATCACCCAGTGCTTCGCCAGCAGCAGTAGACATACCAGTACCAACAGTGTAACCAGAACCAGAAGCACGATCGTTAGGATCAGTACCAGTCTGTGAACCAGTGCCGTTAGCAACCAACAGAGAAGCAGTGTTACCTGCAGCAGAACCAGAGAAAGTAGTATCTGCTTCGTTGAATAGTGCTTCAGTGCCAGTCTGTGAAGTGTAACGAGACTTCATGGCAAAGATCAGACCAGTTGGACCAGTCATAGGTTGTACGCCAGCAACATCGTATGCGATGAGGTTAGGCATAGAACGACGAACAAGCGAGATCAGTACAGGATCGAAAGTATCGATGTTTGCACCGCCAACACCAGAGTTAGTTGGTGCTGCTTCGCCCAGTAGCGATACGCCATGCGAACCACCCTGTTGTGCTGCTTGCTCACGTGCAGCGTGTTCTTGGTTTTCGAGCAGTGTAGCAGTTACAGAACGCTTGTGGGCATCTTTAATCGGATCCAGATCAGGATGCTCAAGCACTGGTTGCCACTTTTTAATAAGTGCATCAGTTTGCATTTTGGTTTCTCCTTTCGGTGTTTCTACCATATGTAAGATTATTTATAATTTCTCATTTCTTAATCGATCTAGAAATAGCATCCATGTATGGAGTCATACTTGGATCCGCTGCTTCCGCATCTTCAGAAATTTGCAGTGGTTCTTCGTCAACCGATTCAGTGAGACTCTGAACCGACTCGCCAGCACCAAAGTAGTTTTCTTTGATATCAGCAAGTTTGCCTGCAAAATCTTCTGCAGACTCAAAGTCAACGCCCTCAGCGAGAGACTTCATCTTAACTGCCTGAGACTCAGTAAGTCCTTCAGCAATATCACGTAGAACAGCAGATTTCTTTGCTTCTACGAGTTCTTTACGCATTTCGATGTTACGCTCAACTTCTTCATTTACTGAAGATTCGAGTTCACCGACTTTCTGCGCAAGTTCGTCAACTAGATCAACTTTCTCTTCTGGAATGTCGATGTAGTTTTCAGTAAACAGGTTACGCAGACCAGTCATGAAGTTCTCCATGATTTCTGCACGAATACCCTGCTCCACAGCGAGTTTGTTTTCTGTCATCCACTCTTCAGCGACATACTCAAGGTAGTCGTCAAGTTTCTTAGACAGATCTTCAGCAATTGCTTCTTTTTCTGCTTCAAGTTCTGCTTCGAAGTCAACGGTTACTGATTCCAGTACTTCGTTCACTTTAGAAAGAACTGCTGCTTCAAAGATAGTAGTTGCTTTAGATGTAAATTCTTCAGAAAGTTCCTGACCACTAAACACTGCAGCAACGTCTTCAGCAACGTTGATTTCGTCTTTAGTAACCTTGCGCACTTCACGCATAGAAACTTCTTCAGCAACTTCTTCTGCTTCTTCTTTCAGACCGCTCATCGCACCCATGATTTTGCCGTATGACTTAGAAAGTTCTTCTTTCTTCATCTTAGAAACAGCGTCCATAAGTTCTTTGACCATGCCTGATTTAGTAGCAGGTGCTTTTGCTTTTTTAGCGACTGGTTCAGCGACTTCAGAATCATCACCGTCTGCTTTAAATTCTTTCACAGACTTTTTAGATTCTTCTTTCTCTTCTTCGTCGTCTTCCATTTCTTCGTCGTCTGACTCGTCATCCGACATTGGTTCGTCTTCTTCTTTCTTTGCTTTTGGAGATTCCGTGAGTTCTACTTCTGCATCTACCGCTTGAGACTCAAGGATTTCCTCCTCCTGCAATTCAAGTTCTTTATCTGACATTGGATTACTCCTTTGTAACAAGTTTTTCATTTTCACACTTTATTTATAATTTTCAGAGTTTGCTAAGAAAATCCTGGAATACCCTTAGTTTTGCCTCTTCCAATTCTGCACGAGATGCAGTTTTCATATGCTGATGATAATCAGCAATGGTTGCTTCACGGATAATACCGTTCTCCCAAACCCATTCTTTACCTTCCATAATACCCTGAACAAATGCGTCTGGGGCAGATGGATCTGCTACGATATCCGCAGCAGTAGCAAGATAAAAATCTTTTTGAACCTCGGCAACACCTTTGCTGCTTTTTGCAACAGAACCCATACCACGAGACGATACACCAAGAGATGCACCCTCATCCATTAGCGATTTAACAATCGCACCGTATGGAGTTTCAGTCATGATTTTCGCACGACCGACAATGTTGTTACCGTCTTCCTCTAATTTAGTAATCATATGAGAAACACGTTCGAGGTTAATAGTTGGACCACTTGGGTGACCCAACTCACCGTATGCACGATTTTTGCTCACGTAATCTTTATTGTAGCGAGCAACTTCACGCATAAGAACTTCTTTAGGGTAGACCCGACCGTTACGGTTCTTGATCTCCGTTTGCATGAATACACCCTCGATGAAGTAGGACTTTTTGCCGCTTTCGTCCTTTGCTTCGGTGATGTAATTTACGTTTTCGTTTACTTCTGTGATGAGTTTCATTGACATGTTAGTACCCTACGCTGCCTATCTGAGTGCCATACATGGTTGCTGCACCACGCAGACCTTGACCCAACACTAGGTGGATAGTATGACCACCGCCAGCAGGAACATAGACCGTACCAACAGCATCGTTATCTGCTGCATTACGAACAGTCAAGACTGCTGCCGTTGAATCAGTATTAAACACATACACAGCAGTTGCGTCAGTAAACTTAGTTGCAGTTGTCGACAATGCTGTAGCAGAACCTAATACCTTCATTATTTGCCTCCCATCGCCATATCAAGCATCTTAAGAAGATCTTCAGGCGAACGCTCAATCATCTTCTTTGCTTTCTCAGCGTTAGCAGGTTTTAGTTTATCAAGGACTTGTGTCACTGCGGAAGCAGAAGTCAGGTCAACAGTAAGCGACTTACCATTTGCGAACTTAACTTTGCTTGCAGATTTATCCTTTACGATCTTATATAGTTGATCTACAACACCCTCAGTCAGATCAACAGATTCTTTAACGGTGCTTTTGCCCTGCTGAACAGGAGCAGTTTCACCGTCAGAAACTGCAGTGACGATAGTGCCTTTGAATTGTGCTTCTACGTCAGCAGGATAATCGTGTACTACAACCTCGTGCTCATCAGCAAAATCTTTCTCGCCTTTAGCACGTGGTTTTAGTTCTTCGACATCGTCAGTCTTAACACCGACTAGGTCTGCTGCCGATGCTTCACTAACATATTGCTTAAAGTTTTTAATTGCCATCGGGATCCCCTAGAACTTCTTCTGTATCTGCAGACATGAAACTTGAAGCGACTTTCATCTTTTCTACTTCCATCGCATCATTTACTTTGTCCATAAGAATGCTTGATACTGCACTTCTAAAAGAAGATACGTCCCCACTCATTGCATGCCCAATAGCATCTTTAGTTGTATAATCGCTCATGTCTATTCTCCTTAAATAATATTTAGGAATCCGTTGGGTTAGAATCTATACGAATAGAATTAGATTCGAATTCTGTTTCGTTATCGTCTTCGCCATCGCCAACAGGTTCATCGTCACCGTCGCCCATTTCTTTATTGATCTGCTCGATTTCTTCTTCAGTCTGATATAATACGTTCTTCTGCACCCACTCTTTAGAGAAGTACTGACCAACGAATTGATCAACGTCCTGAAGAATCTGTAGTCGATTCTGAAGAATCTCTGCATCTTTCAGTTCAGAGAAATGGTTATCTTGTAAGAAGTCATAGTTAATTAGACCCCTGATCTTGTTCCATTCATTCTGAGTAATCACACCTTTGAGGAGCAATTGTCTTTCTAGAATAATATGGAACAACTCACCAAAACGGTTGCGCAGTCTATTAACGAAACGAGAGAATTTAAGTTCATCACGAGTAATCTCTGACGAACGACCCAAGTTAAAC